TTCTGATTTGGAAGTATGTGTTTTTTGTAATCTCTTTTTTAGGTCTACCCATAGTTCTCCTTTCTGTCGTAAATTCCATTTTATTGTAATGATAAATAAATGTCAATTTACTCTAAGTATATAAATTATTGTAATTGGTTAGGTGCCCGCTTTTATGCAGGCACCATTTTCTTATTTCATGCTCTTTTCAAGCATATTCTTGATTTCGATAATTTCCTGCAAAATTCTATCTTCCTTATCTGCACGAATGTCTCCATCAATTAATCTTCGGATATAGTCGTTTTTGCTCACCCCCATTTCCTTTGCCTTTTCACCAACAAAATCAATTTGTTCCTCTGTGAGTCTTAACGTAAATGTTTTGATACTCATTGGTTTCTCCTTTCTTTTTGTGAAGTCGTATTGACTTCTTATGTTCAATATAGTATGAAGTCATTTAGAAGTCAAGTATTATTTTTGTCGAAATCTGTCAAGTTGTTATAAATTATTATGTTTTATTTTGTTTTGTGCTGTGGTACAATCAGATAAAATAAACCATATGAGGAGGATTTTCTATGGAAAAGACCAAAAAGTGCAAATATTGCAAAACAGAGATTCCGGCAGACGCTAAAGTGTGTCCGCAGTGCCGGAAGAAATTAAAAGGTGGAAAGTTTAAGTGGATTCTGCTTACCCTTATCATCCTTTGTGCTATAGGTGCGGTGACAGGCGGAAGTAATAGTAATTCCAGTACGAAATCTACAAATTCTACATCAAGTAAAAAAGAAGATATACCAAAAGAATACACTTCCGTATCAGTTAATGATATGATGGCAGATCTTGATAACAATGCCATGGGAGCGTCTGATAAATACAAAGATAAATATCTTGAAATTACTGGAAAACTTACAAACATTGACGCTTCTGGAAAGTATATTGACTTGATGGCTGATGGAGACTTTGAGATTATCGGAGTTCAATGCTACATAAAAAATGATGAACAAAAAACAAAAGTAGCTTCCATGACCAAAGGAGAGACAGTTACTTTAAAAGGGAAATGTACAGATGTTGGAGAAGTCTTTGGATATTCTCTTGATATTGATGAAATAGAATAAATAATAAAAAAGCCGGCTCCTGCGACCAACAGGAACCGGTTTTAATAAATAAGATAATCTCGGAGAAAATCTTACCTACACCATAATTATATCATCTCCTGGATTATCGCACAAGTAAAAAAGGAGAATGATAAAATGAATGAATCAGTATGCATCTATCTAAGGAAATCCAGGGCCGATCGGGAAGCTGAAGCACATGGAGAGGGAGAAACACTCGCCAGACATGAACGGATCCTGTTAGATCTTGCAAAGAAAAAAGAGTACATTGTGGGTGCTATTTACCGCGAAGTGGTATCTGGAGAAACTATCGCCGACCGCCCTGTCATGCAGCAACTTCTTCACGAGGTAGAATCCGGTATGTGGGATGGGGTTTTGGTTGTGGAAGTAGAACGTCTTGCCAGAGGTGACACCATCGACCAAGGTGTTGTGTCAAGGGCTTTCCAGTATTCTGACACGAAAATTATTACCCCCACAAAAATATATGATCCAAACAATGAATTTGATGAAGAATATTTTGAGTTTGGGCTATTTATGAGCCGCAGAGAGTATAAAACCATCAAGCGCCGACTGAATGCCGGAAGGATTTCATCAGTAAAAGAAGGGAAATACTGTGGCAACAAACCACCTTACGGATACGAAAGAGTAAAACTCGAAAAAGAAAAAGGCTATACTCTCCGACCTGTTCCGACTCAAGCTGAGATTGTAAAAATGATCTACACCTGGTATTCCGGTGATGGCTGCGAACAAATCGGAGTTGCGAAGATTGCACGGAAATTAAATGAAATGGGAATAGAATCTGCACTGGGCGGTGACTGGACTCCTGCCAGTATACAGGGAATTCTGACAAATCCGGTATACATCGGAAAAATACGATGGAATGGGAGAAAAACAGTGAAGACTATACAGAATGGTCAAGTAATTAAGACACGCCCTCGATCAAAAGATACTCTTATTTGTAATGGATTACATCCGGCTGTTATATCAGAAGATCTGTATAATTCCGTCCAGGAAATACGAAAAAAGAACCCGCCTCGCCCAGTTAGTATAGCAAACTCGATTCGTAATCCACTTGCCGGAATTGTCTATTGCAGCAAATGTGGTCGCGCCATGGTTCGCCGCCCTTATCAAAAGCGCAGGCAGGAAGATACCCTCATGTGTCCTTATACATCTTGCCCCACAGTAAGCAGCAAGTTGTCTTTGGTTGAAAAATCTGTGATTGATGGAATTAGGGAGATTGTGGAGGAATATAAGTTAAACAATGATATTAATGCATCTTCAAAGGATATTGATTGCGTAATAACCTCTAAACAAAATCTCATACATGAGAAAGAAAACGAGCTGGAAAGCTTGAACTCTCAGAAAGCAAAACAATACGACCTACTCGAACAGGGTATCTATACCACGGAGATTTTTCTTGAACGTGCTAAAACAATATCCGCATCTATCCAGTCATGCTCCGACACTATAGAAAAATTAAAAGAAGAAATCAAGCATGACGAGAACATTATAAAACAACGGTCGGATTTTATCCCGCGCTGCGAAGAGTTGCTTGATAATTATTGGAGCCTTGACACGGAATCGAAGAATAAAATGCTTAAGAGCTTAATCGAAAAGGTTGTCTACTCAAAAAATACCAAAAACGCTTATGGGAAAGGAAACGAGATTGGTTTTCAGCTAGACATTTTCCCAAAAATTCAAGAAAAATGATTAATGATATCTTCTATGTGCCAACGAACTGACTCATTGATGTTATCATTAATTTTGAAAAGAAATTCCCGGGGAAATTAACCCCGGGATAATTTTTACTGCTTTTTGATATATTTTGCAGATACAAAGCCATAATACTTTCCAGCAATACGGACATAATACCACTTACTACCGTTTTTATCTTTCTGGGTAAAATTCATTACCTCTACTTCATTCCCCTGGTTGAGCTTTGGGTATTTTTTGATGTTCGGGTACTCAGTTCCAGCCCAGGTACGCACATTAAGCACAGTGGCGGTTACATTCCCCTTGAAAAGCACCTGTGTCTTGTCCTGTTTTCCTGTAATGGTAGCGGATGCGGGGCCACCCTCCTTTGCTAGATATCCAGTCCAGATCCAGCCAATACCGATACCGGAAACTTTTACATGCGTCCACTTTTCGCTTGTCTTTCCGTCAATTTCAACAACGGTTCCTTTATTGATTGAACCCATAACATATCCATTCGGTGTCTCACGGACGTACAAGTCATTCACGACTGCTACTCTGGTTCCTGTTTTTTTCCAGGTTGCTGTATCTTCGTAGGATTTCCAATCAATCCAAACATATCCATCAATTGCTGGATCGTTGATGGAATAGGACTTATTGCGAACCGCTCCGCCATTTGCCACCACGCCAGCTACACTAGAAGTATTTCCTTCGTTTGTATAGATTCTCGAGCTGTCAAAACTCTTCACACTTCCAACATGGGAGCCATTGCGGAAGATTACAAGTGCGCCGACTTTTGGCGTGCTGCGCCAAGTTCCGTTTGCTTTAGCATGATTAGTGATAGACACACAGTTATAAAATCCGCCGCCCATAATCTGCAAGGCTTTTGTAATTCCCAAAACATTCACCAGTTTCCAAAACTGGTACTCCGCGCACCACGGCTGCCCCTGGCATCCTGGCTGTCCCCAACTATTTACATCTTTTGCAAATTTTGTGTAATTGTTGTATCCGGCATTCTTTTTAAAATCATCCAGATAGGCATTACTTTTCTTTTCAAGGTACCCGCCATTAGATGCATAATAATCACCAAGGTTTAAAAATTCTTGTAATTTGCTCATTATATAATTCCTTTCATATTTGGTTCGCCCCTCAAAATTAAGGAGCGCAATGCTTCACTAAAAGTCGTTGTACATGTTTTAAAAATATGCTATAATCAACCTATTAAGGAGGTGTCGCAAAATGTTTCTAAAATTAAAAGTCCATTGCACTTGTGGATGCTGTTATTACATCAGTGAAAAAATTGCTGTAAGCAAAATCACCTGCCCGAACTGCGGTGTTGAATATCCGTACTCTGAAAAAGCTATCAAAATGCTTAAAATAGCGGATGAGATTAGTGACGGTGGTGATCCTGTTCTACCTAATAACTCCAAAATTCGGACGGAAATTGTAATGCCTGAAGATGATACTTATGTACCTCCATCGGTATCCGATTTTTGGAAGAAACACAAATAATTTTTACCCTTGCCAGTTCTTGTGCTGGCAAGGATTTTTTAATTATAAGCAATTTTACTACCCCGTTTGGTTAACTAAAGCCCTCTTTAGTTAACTTACAATCTACCAAATGGCATAGTATATGATATAAAATAATTTCCTTTTGGTATTGTAGTATTAGCATATAAACGAATTTTTCCGTTTTCGTATTTTAGAAACACAGAATAACTGATTCCGGTTGATAAATTGCTTATCAATAAAGAAAAGCTAGTTCTTCCAGTATACGCCGTATAAATATCATTTTCCTCAAATGTATGTTCTAAGATAATTGTCTGAGCTGGAGCATTTTCTGAAATTGTGAAATTTCCAAAAATATTTAATGTATCTGTACCTAATAACATACAGTCAATGTATGTCCATCCTGGTGTATACTCACTCATTCCCATAAGTCTAACGCTCTGGCTATTGATAATATTACCGCCAATTAAAATATTATATAAATTATGAGCAATAATATTGTGCCCATTTACATTCGGGTGTACTTTATCTTCCAATATGTCAGCAAATCTGCCTGTAAGCCATGTGTAAGCGTAGTTGATAACGGCGCATTTGTTCTTTCTTAGTGCATTGACCAATTTTAAATAATGCTTGTAATAATTGTTTGGCATATAATTAGAATCAAACAGATACGGGACAAATACCAATTTCGCACACGGAAAATATTTTGATGCCATGTCACAAATATCAGATGTAGCTTTATCATATTCCGCTTGCGTAGCATTCGGATAGTTGTTCGGGTCATTTCGTCCACCGCAAACAAGAATATACTCTGTATTTGCCCAATCTTTGGCAGACATGGTATTTATAGCATTCATCAACTGTTGATAGAAATAAGTAGGGTAATTTTCAGTCTTAAAATATCCACATCCACCTGCGCCGACATTGATTTCTTTCATTTTAAACATTTCGGAGAGAATTGTAGAAAACCTTTTATCTTGGTCATCCCCCAAACTATTTCCTTGCGTATAAGAATCACCAATAAATATAATATTTTTTTCTATATATTTAATAGCTTTTAATAGGGTTCCTAAATTATTTTGGATTCTTAAATAAGCAACATTGCTTGGGATTATTACAAGTTTATCTACAATGACTGACGATTCACCAAATGAAACAATAGACATATTTTTATCATAAAAAATATATGATGGATATTGTCCTGTTCCACTTCCTGTTAAAAGATATTTATCATCTTCGGTCACTGAAATCAAAGCACTATATCCACTGTCATTCGTTAAATTCTCAAATTCGCTATGATATAATAAGTGTTCCACATTAAGAGGAATATCATAGTTTTTTTCTTCAATCGTTTCTTTATGATTATCGTAAACAAGTTTTTTTATTAGTGGATGATACTCATTTTTACCATTAACATAAAATTTTGTAGCACCGTTGGGGATTTTTATTTCAACTCCACTTTTATATGAATATGTCGTATCATCAGAATATCCGATAACAGCATTATCCGAACATATTACATATAATGGATAATTATCATTAAAGCCACTACCATTTATTAGATATTTTTCACCAGATTTTACATTGATAGAAACATGAAATCCGGTATCTGCAATATTTTCGATGTCGAATCTATTTTTCACTCCACTCAAAACTTTTGCACCAATATCGACATAAGACAATAACGGATTGAATTTAACTAAATCTTCCTTTAGCGAAGCAGTCTCACTGTCTATTTTCGCAAATTTATCCCCTACCGCTTTGGAATCTGCAAACCCGCCCTCTTTAGACAACGTTGCGTCAGAAACTGGCCTGTCCAACACCGCACCGTAAGGCAGCTGCCGTTTCTTTCCATCCGCTGTGATTATCCCTTTAAATGTATCAGCCATTATTGTTTACCTCCGTCGTTTTCAAACTCACATAACCATCTGCATCCATGTTAAGTCCAACGCCCTTACCAGTCAGATACGTCTGGACTGCTTCTGCGATACTTTCCTTACTAGCTCCAATCCCATCAGTACACAGTTTATACAGGTATCTTTCTTTTCTGGTTATTGGCTCTGGTACCTTCCCTGTATAATCTCCAGTTAGCTTTGCGAGATACATTTCTTCTCGCGTGATAGGTTTGTTGTCAAGCATTTTTTATACCTTCTTTTTTACTATGTATTGATTAATAACCTCTTTTAATTCCGTCAGTTCTGTTTTGATTGATTCTAACTCGGATTGTAGATTTTTAACTTTCTCATGCTCATTTTTTAGCATTGCGAACATGCATGGAATCATAATACGATAGTTCCAGTTTTCAGCACGTCCCTTTTTATCATGGTCAACAGCGATTGGAAATCTGCGGTCAATATCCTCCGCAATAAACATCGGCATTTCTTTACCGCACCGTTCGTCTTGCTCCATAAGATATCCGTCTTTGTACTTCGCCCAGATTACTTTGATTCTGTAGAGGTCTTCCAATTCGTCTTCTCTTACAGTTTTGCCAAGCACTTTGTAACGTTTAGAGGAAGCGGAGGAATATCCTGCATAATAACTTGAAGAATTATACAGCATTGAACTTCCACTTGTGACTGCTTTTAACCCCTCTATTCTAAAATATCGACTTATTTTAAAGATCAAATCTCCTGATATAGCAGATAATACCACATGTCTGCCATCATCATATTGAGCTGATAAATCGAGTACTCCGTCTGTAAGACTTCCATATCCTGCGCTGAATATAGATTCCTTTATTTGCGCCCATTCGCTTCCTTTTATATTTTTAAAACCATCTGTGTTATTTATTTTACAAATAACATTTCCGTCCGCATCATATACTTCAAATGTTCCATATCCATTGTTCGGACCGCCAAGCTTCAACGTTCCGCCTTTTGCATAAGTAAAGGATATGTATAATTGATTTCCCTCTTTATAAATTCCTTTAATCGCACCATCATTTGTTAAAAGATTTAAAATTTCCTCATGTGTAAGCGCATCAACATCAATCAATATTGGAATAGTTTGTATATCGAGCTGATTGCTGTTTCCTCCAGCTTCATACAACATAAATCTTATATATATAACACTTCTGTCCAATGATCCAACTGTATAAGATTTTTCTGATTCATCCACAATACTTGCTAAAACATCACTATAAGTAGATCCGTCAGTTGATGTTTGAACTTTCCATCTACCTTTATACTCTTTTCTTTCTGCCTTATCCCCATCTCTGTAATATGCTTTTGCAGTTATACTGTTTGGTGATACTTTATTATCCTGTCCACGTTTTAAAATACCCGATGACATTTCAATAAAATACGTTCTACCAGGTACGCCCTGGTCACCTTTTTCCCCGGCATATTGCTTTGATATAGAAAATCTTTTGCTAACGGATAAGGTTTCTAAATAAGTGGCTTTTATATCTATCCATCCATTATCTGTATTTAATCCAGTTACAGTATATGTTTTTGTTGAGATATCCCATGTTCCATCCACTCCATCAGATTTTGATATCGCATAACTACAATCAGTTGTAATATCCTGTGTTCCGTACATCACAACTGCCTGTGTAGTCACACCGTTTGGAAATGTCCCATAATTCCCGTCAGAATCAACAGATATTCCCTGATATTCATTGCTTAATTGTAATGTCATGTTCTTAGCAAGTGCAGCTGCTTTCATTGCATTTTCAGCTGTTTGCTCGATATCATTGATAGTTTTTCCACCGCCTATCTGCACGGATCCATCGAGATATACTTTTTTTGTATTCATATCTGCCTGGAATATAATATTTCCATCAGAATCCCTTACAGTTAAAGCACCGGAATCTATGTAGTCCGCATTTATCCCTTCTGCATACAAAAGTCTTGTTATTAATGTTCCGTCAACAACAAATCCGTATGGATAAGTTTCACCGCCATCATTGGAAACCCCTATAGCATTACTGGTTAGCTTTATCACAACTTTTGATTCTTCCAGTAATGGTTTATCGTGCAAATAAGTAATAACGCTTTCATCTTCAAGCACCTCAAGAGTTTCAAAAAGTCCCTCTGAATTAGCCAGCGCATTTTCAAGTTTTTTAACAGCTTGTTCCCTGGCTGTTTTTTCGTTTTCAATGATTTTTTTAGCGGCTATTAATGTTTTATCAGCAGATGATAAAAACTTGCTGCTCCCTCTTATTGGATTTTCGGCTTTTGTTTTTACATCTGTTGTTCCGTTCAGCCTGCTTGATACATCAGTAATTGGCGTTATATACTTATTTTCTTTTCTATCGTAAGTAAAAGCCATATCCCCAAATTCTGTTAACGGGTTGTAAATCAGACTTCCTTCCATGCTCCGGAATGATTTCCCGATTAGATTATCTCCAATCCAACCAGCTACAGTTTCAAGATCGGCATTGCTAAGCAAATTATTCTCCAATTCCAGGACGTACCCATCTTTTCCATACATGGCATCTGATTCCGTATTTTTTACCTTGATTCCGGTTATTACGATATCATCACTTGAGAGAGTCGGCGAAGAAAGATAATCTCTCAACCTGGTAGGATTTCCAACTCCTTCTTTTAATGTGAGATATCCATCACTATCTAAGTACCAGTTTCCGACATTTGGGGAAATAAATCCATCGGAATCTGCGATTGATCCTCCTCCAAACATAAGATATCCATCGGCCCCAACTGTTGCTCCGTAATCTACTGATACAGAATCGAAATCCCATTTAATTAACTGTAAATTACCATTTACATCCACCCTTGCATTAGCCGAATCTAACATAGCTACCCAGCCAATCAGCTGCCGGAAGGTAATTCCGTCTGGAATACTGTTAATTACCACGTCTCCGTGCTCCATGGATGAAAAGCCCATGGAGATTCCAATAGTTTCGCAAGTGTCCCGGAGCAATGTAAAAGCCGACTGTGGAAGAACCAGGTTGCTTGTATAAGATGCATTAGCTTTGTACATATCATCCAAGGCTGTGAATTCAAGGACTTCACCGTACTGTTCAGGAGTTGTAATGGTGTAGGTTCCTTTTTTTATGGTTTCCACAACGCTATCAGTTACTTGCATTTTGAGGTAGGCGGTTAATTTTGCTTTGTAAAAGTAGTAATCCTTCCACTGGTCCTCTGTGTTATCCAGACTCAGAGTCATGGACTTACATATTGTAGCTCCAATCGGAAAGCTGCTGCTTTCGGCGCAGTCCGTGAAGGTTCCTCCACCTACCAGGATTTCACTGTCTAAGGCTTTTTTTCTTCCATCAGCAAAGGTGATATCCACTATTTCATATAGTATTTTGCCTTCTGCAAGTGCATTTTTAAATGCTTTAGATGCATTAATCAAGTGGATTCACCCCCTGCATATTGAATGATATTTCAGAATAATATTCTCCTACTTGAGCTATATTATAGTGCATTTTCCCAACATAAAACTGTTCTGAACGCCATTCGTTTTTGTGTGCTAACCAGTGATACAACATAAACGGCTCTCCTTTAATGATTGCATTTACGAGATTAGCTGATTTCTCATCAACGCGAACATTTGTGGCTTTATAGCTATATTGCATAACTGTATAAAGTGGTACTATTATTGCTCTTCCATACTGTGTGCGGTTGCTTCCTTCCGAATAGGTGGTCTCAAAGTTACACTGCATATCCTCATCTGGCTGAGGAATGAGAAGCCCATTTATCTTATATCTATCAGTTATTGATTTACTTATCGAAAATGCCACGTTCTCACCCCCTATGCCAGCTCAAACGGATTCGTACCGCTTGCGTCACGTCTTAACTTTGCTTCGTCAATCATTTCATCGAATATCGTTCTACGGTTCAATTGAGCGGTAAATCTGTAATTTCCTCCACTACTCTGATTTCCGCCAGTTTCCTCTCTCACGATCTGTCTTAACAGGTCTTCTGGTGCTTCCAGGTTGCGCCCGTTCTTCTGATCTCCAAGCACTGCAAGGAACTCTGATCTTGGCGGGATAACGGCACCTTTTGCAAGATATGGAATTGTAGGAACTCTTGGGAAATTAGCCGTAAATCCAATTGTCCTTGATCCAAACGGAGTTGGAACCTTCCACGGTCCAAATGTAAATGCTGATTCAATGCCGCCGATTGCGCTGTTTACAGTTCCAATAGCGCTGTTTGCAATTCCAATCACCTTATTTAAAATATCTCGAATGGTTGTCTTTATCCCCTCAAAAGTTTCAACAACCTTGTTCTTTGCAGCTGTAAATTTATCTACAATTGCATTATGGATAGCTTCTACTTTTGTGCTCACAAAAGTTGTAACACTACTCCAAATATTTTGAGTTTTAGTTTTAACAAATTCCCAAATATTTGATATTTTTGTCCTTAAATTCGCAAGTAAATTGGAAGCATCCCTAACTAAACCTCTAGTTTTTTCTACAACCCAATCTTTTAACTTTGTTGCCGTATCACAAATTTTGTCCCAGTTTTTATAAAGCAATACTCCGACTGCAATAGCCGCAGAAATAGCAATTGCGAATATTCCTCCAGGCCCAAGGGTTGCCACAAGAGTTTTTATTCCACTCATAATTCCGCCGGCACCAGTGATTAATGTAATTACGTTTTTCCCAATTCCGATAATTTTACTTACTGCTCCAACTATTGTTATTGCCAACCCAACTATTTTCGAAGCAGCAAAAGCACCAAGTAGTACAGCGCCAAAAGTTTCTACAATACCTTGATGTTTTGATAAAAAATCTAACAATCCAGATACAGCATTGATTACTGTGGGAAGACCTGTCTCAATAATCCATTGGAGAACTGGTAATATTATATTTGCGTAAAGCCACTCGAGCGTACCTCCTATAGTTTTTATTATTGGAGCAAACGTTCCAGTCAAATTACTGATAGATTGTAATAATGGGTAAAAATTAAGATTCTGTGCCCATCTTGCAGTATCGTTTGCAATATTGTTGATAAAAGTTAATATAGCCTGTAATGCATTTGCTATATTCTGAATAATCGTTGTTCCAACTTCATTTTTTTCCAAGCATCGTCCAAACGGCTTGCAATATTTCCGATTGTAATAAGTACATTTTGTGCAATCTGGAGCATTGTATTTAAAATAGTGGTTCCTGTACCGTTAGTCCACACACTTGCAATACTTCCACCTACGTCCTTCGCGAGTTTTCCAAGGCTTGAAAAAGAATATGTAGCTGCATCAACAGTATTTTTCCCTTCACTTTTCCAGGCGTCTTGAAATGGTTTCCATATTTTTTTTAATAAATCAGCTAGTTTTTTTGCAGATTCACTAATCTTATCAAGAGCATTTTCACCATCTGCCAATTTTCCATAATCCACTGTTCCTACGTTGGCTTTTGGAATGCTATCAAGACCATTTTTAGATCCGCCAGAACCAGATGGAGATGATGATACACTGTCGTTTGATGTGGCTTTATGAATTTCATCCAAAGTTGAAAGATAATCCTTAGAAGCCTTTTGAGCTTTTTTTGTTTCTTTCGCAGTCTCTTTTGTAGCATCTGCCAAATCTTCTGCATTATCAGCAGCCGTTCCGTATCCCTCCGCTGTCTCCGCTATATTTGCTCCTGCAATTCCTGCACTAGCAGATCCTGTTGCTCCAGATGATTTTTTACCAGTAATTAATTCCGTGAAAGACTTAAACGCATTGGCTAAAGTTGCCAATTTAGCCAACAATGTATTGATAACCTTTAATACAGGCGAAAAAAGATTAATAAGTCCTTGTCCGATTGTTGCTTTTAAAGATTGTAACTGCAACTGCATAACTCTGACCTGATTCGCCCATGAATCAGATGTGCGGATAAAGTCGCCTGATGCCGCAGATAACTGATCTTGTACAAATTTGAGTCGGAGAGCTACTTTCTCCTGCTCGGTCATGGCGGATGTGGTTTTGCCATATCCGTTCGCCAGTGCGTACTGGTCTAGTGCCGACTGGGTCATTACTACGCCGAGATCTTTCAGCGTCTCAGTCTCGCCTGTAAACACTGATTTCAGTTTGATATAAGCCAGGTCCTGACTGATATTATAAAATGATGCCACATCACCGGTTAGCTGTGTTAGAGCCGTTGACATGTCATAAGCCTGTGCTTCTGAGAATCCGAACGACTTTGACATTGCCCCGAATGTACCAACATACCGCTTTGCCATAGTCTCCGATAGTCCGGCACTGGTCATAGCATTCTTTGCAAATTCGTTTACCTTGTCAGACATGGTTGTAAATGTAACATCAACCACGTTCTGAACTTCTGCGAGGTCGGAACCAAGTTCTATAGACTCTTTGCCAAACTGAATTAGCTTGCCAACAGCAAATGCAGAACCAACCAAAAAACCAATTCGCTTTACTATCGTTCCCAATCCTTCAAACTGACGGCCTAAAAGATTTACTTTTCTACTTGCACCGGAAATGTCCATTTTATTAAATGAGTTAGAAACCGTGGTGCCTGTTTTTTTTGCCGAATTCCCCATTTTGTCCATAGAGTTTTCGACTTTTTCTGATTTTTGCTGTAAAGATTGAAACGAATCTTCGAGTTTTTCAAATCCATCGTGAAATATGCTATTAATATTTGCATTTATTTCCTTGACCGAGTTTGCTAAATCTTTAAATGCCGCTTGAACTTCTTTGACACCAGACGATATTCCGTCAGTATCTATTCTAGTATCAATGATAATTGAGCCATCAGCAGCCATACATTCACCTCCTAACTATTTGAGGTTCAACATCTCATTCAGCGCATCCTTGTACGCTTGCTCTTCTTCGCTGAGACGTGTTTTTATATCAATAATGTTCTTATTTTCTTGATAGAATTTCTTTTCCCATTTATCGAGTTTTTCTCCCTTTGCCTTTTTTGAACGAATTCCAACCACTGTATTAAAAAGGCATTCACCAGATTCCATAAAGTACCCGAAAAACGTCCACCAGTGCATATAAGGCACTGCTCTGATTTCTTTACCGGCAACCTTATTTACAGCCGGAACAATCATGTCTCCGTCCTGTTCCCAGTCCATTAAGCGGGGTTTGGGTTTATTCGGACTATTATCAACTTGACCGCAGTCAATAAATTCGCAAGCTTTCTGACAAGCTTCTGTAAGATGTTCTGATGGTATGCTTTGCCAATCCTCGAACAGAATCTGTAACATAACAACTGCTTTTGCCTGTTTGTCTAACTCTGGATCATTCTGCGCAATGAGAATATCAATGATTGCTCGAAAATCCGTTCTAATAGAAAAATCCACCCCACTTATGTTTAGTGAGGTGGGAAGCTCATAGGCGGTCATTTTGTATACTTCTCCGTATACTTATTGACTGCTGTCTGCATTTTCTTTTTCCTCTTTTCGATTTCCGGTGCGATTGCTCCTGCGATTTTATCCAGAACAATATAAGCAAATACCTGACCATTACCGAATACAGTTGTTGCGGTAATTGGTTCCTTGAACAGATCTTTGGATGCCTCATATCCAAGTAAATAATTGATTTTATCCTCGATCTGTTTATTCAGTTCTGCCATCTCTTTACCGGAAGGGACTTTCTGAATGGAATCTTTGAGCTGCTCAAAATATTCTGTCAGTTCTTCTGCGCGTGCTGCTACATTGATATCCGTCGGGTTCAGTTTGAAAGAAGAAAAAACTTCGTCTTCGTTATTTGTGAATGTAAAAACGAGAATTCCATCATCAATTTTTGTATTAATTACTTTTGCCATTTGGCGTGTCCTCCTTGTATATGTGCTTATTCACTGTCAGCTGTGAATGTACCGGAACTGATATCAAATTTTCCTTTTACACGCTCACCAACGTAGTTCACAGTAAACGGAATCTGATAGCCGGATGTATCACCGCCATAGGAAGTCGGTACAACGTAGCAGTCCTGCTGGTATGCTTCATACTTGCCTGCCGTGGCTTCTGTCCAAAGGTGGACCTCAACTGCTTTTGTTTTGAGGTTATCGTCTTTGAGACGTCCGTCTACAATCTTCTGCAATGCTGCAAACAGATCAGAAGTAGTGTCTGCATAAAACGGATCAGCGTCGGAAGAAACTTCGTAGCCGTTATGCTTGAATGTGGATTCTCCAAGAATGTTTTTAGATGTTTCAGTATCCGGATTGAGTTCTACGTTATACTCTTCCAGATCTTTTCCAAGACGCTCATATTTCGGCGTCAGTCCTCCACAGAGAGAACCTGCATCGATATAATGAGCCATGTATTTACGGTCAATTTTGCCTGTAACTGCCATAGAAATGTCCTTTCTGCCTATAACTCTTAAAGGCTGTGTAGGTTAGCGACTATCTCCGATTGATAGCCGGTTAGTTGTTATATTTAAGTGGTGTAATCACCATTTTTCCCAGTCATATTCGTATTTTACTGTGATTGGAAGCAACCAGTCCTGTACGCCGTTCTCCTGCGGCTCTGTTCCGTAGGAATTATCGCGAATGATGCGTTTTATCACTCGTCCTCTGGAAAGCTCTGGAAAAGCGGATAAGCGCGTCTCAGTGCCATCTACTGTGACTGGTTCCCGGCAAATCCACTTTCCAAGGTTGTCCAGAAACTTCTGAACAGATAGCTTCTGGCGCTCCTTTTCGGAAGCTGTGCGATATACCACGATAAATGGATACTGGCACACCTGGTGCATCGTTCCGCATACATCCTCTTTTTCTGAATAGATTAATGCTCCGGTATCTGCAAAGAACGAGATACCGCTATCGGTTCCAAGTTCTTCATATTTGATTGTTTCGTTTTCATATAACCCCGGATACTGATTCAGCAGAGCTTTCATGGCTTCTGTCAGAATCTCATATCCCTCTGCGTCCTTGCCGATCGGTTTATACGCCATATTGCATCCTACTTTCCTAATATTTCAAAATGTGGTATCAGTGTATACGGTCCGCCCACACTGGTGACTTTAAAGACATTGTCCTTGTTCTGGTTCATATATTGATAAAATCCGCTCCGATAATCACTGTCAGTTACCGTTCCACCAGTCCACTCACCCTCCCAGAAGAACGATTCATCTGAGAATGTGATAGTGTCTTCCAGAGCGTTGTTAATCTGCCTTTTCCACTCTTTAGGCGGCACCCATGGAAGAATCTTGCCCCCTTTATCTGTAATGGTTATATCGCCGTTCTGAACGGTATAACGGATGTGTAACTGTGCGTTGTCAGTTGCGTCTGCGCCATACTTTTTAAGGATTGCTCCTTTGTCCGTAATGAGGTCAACGCCGGATAAAACATGAGGATACCAGTACGCATCTCCAGTCGTGGCTGATTCGTAATAATCAAAAATCGTCACCGTTTTTTCGTACATGATACCCTCTCCTTAATCATTTATTTTTCAGCTTATCCACGTCAATCTTGGACGTTCGTTTCCACAATTCCGTAATTTTCTCCCATCCAAACATGGAAATAAACGCCACAATAAACCCAGCCATGATAGCTGCTAAAATCATATACCACAAGATTGTCATGTGGATATACTGCATATACGCTACAAAAGCGGCTACAGTAATTCCTACAGACAGTACAAGCACTAAGGCATCTGTCGGAATTTTCGACAGAAACCCAACATTTTTAATCACCTGTGTAATCACAGACACACAAAACGCCAGAACACTGATTACTGCCAGAATCAGAGTTACATTTGTAAATAATGCTTCCATTACTCTGATGCCTCCAAATCAACTTTTTCCATAACTGCCCTTGCTTCCAGAACAGCAATATAATCCGTCATTGCTCTTACCTGCATATTGTAAGTGCTTCTCGGACAAGTAGGAGTAAATGGGAGTTCCCCTTTGTCCCACTTTCCAAGCATATTCGCAAGTTTCTTATATCGAATAACCACCTGCATATACTCTGCCTTAAAGCGTTCCTTGTAATCTGCACTGTTCATCATTTCAACTGTCTGTTTTAATTCCATTATTCAGATACCTCCTACTTAACTACGAATTTTTCCCACTTCTTGTCACATCTGGAATACCAAACTGTTTGTATGTACCTGTAAATGAAAACTGTTTTCCACATTTACAGCAAGTTTCCGTAATGGTACAAGTCTTTTCTTTGTCATTGCATTTTGATTCAGCAGGACTTTTGAATTTATGCCCGCCAGTTAAAAAGCACATTACTTTATTCATACTAATTACACTCCTGCATACAAAACTGGTATTCCATCATCCGTCCTTACTCCCATCAACAGCGGTAAAGCTGTCTTAAGAAGTAAGCCGTTCGTTTTCTGTACGTCCCCGGCGGCGGCATATACTGCACTCCATTCCTTTGCACTCGCTCCAATCTGCTGAGGCGTGGCGTAGGAGATGGATTCACTGCCAGAGGATACAGAGGTTACAACGCCTGTCGTGCTACCACCGGACCCGATTGTGGTTGATGTACCACTAACAGCGGCATTGGTAGCATTCTTCTCAGCAAGCTCAATCTGATACATTAATTCAGCCAATGAACAGACCGCCTTTTTGATACGCTTCTGAGAGCGTTCGTTTGTCGGCAGTCCGTCCACCAACCTGTCAAATGTCATTGTGTCCACAAAACCACTGGCTCTTTCTGCTAATCGTGGAAATTCGGTTTCTGGCACAACTGAACCGAAATATGAAGTTGTGTAAAATTCATAATCTGCATAAGCCATGCCAGTTACCTCCTACTTGATCATCATTTTGCTGTTACAGTCGCGTGTCCGGCGCTCAGTGCCTTATATGTGCTGTCGCATTCAACCACTGTGATTACCTGCCCTGTTGCTGCGGTAATGTCAGCTTCTCCATCCCACGCAGTCCAGTTCTTCACATTCTGGCCATAATCTACAGTAGTCTCAGATGATGCAACTTTGTACTTGTACACATTTCCTGCGCTTGCTTTTTTCGGAGTAATAGTCACTTTTGTGTCTCCACTCTTACTTCCTGCCGCAGAATTTACAGTCAGAGTTCCAATCGTCTGAGTTGTGTTGATAGTTCCTACGGCAATAGCATCAATGTACTCTGCAAAGAGGGTAAGTCCCATGATTGCGAATGCTTCGGATACTGCTGTGTGGTAATTGCCCTGTGTATGGAATCCGATCAGATTTGTTTCACCGGATACAGTATATACAAGACCCGCTCTTGCAAAATCAGATTCGTTCGGGTCAACATAGTACAGAACGATATTTTCAACAGGTGTAGCGATTACTGTTCCTCTCGGAATTTCACTGTCAGATAACAAGAAGATTGTGTTGAATCCCAGGAAATCTTTCATATACTGGAAGCCGAACTGATTCTGAATAGTGATATCAGCTGCGCCGATATATTCATATACGTCCAGAATATTGGCAAATCCAACAACGCCAGTCACATTTCTGTGCATCTGTTTGAATTTGTTCTCAACACGTCCTTTAGCCATTGCTAGAGACATCTGGAAAGTAGTTTCTGTAAATGTGAGGGTACCTGTTTTTAGATAATCATAAAATCTTTCAGTAACATTGGTCTGAAGCTGGAAAAGGAATTCATCATCGGTCATTTGAACAGCGTTCTCATAACCGTGATCCTTGATTGCTTCGATAGATACAGCCTTTGCGTATTTCTCGATAGTCATTTCTGCATAGGGCTTTTCTTTTACAACGAATTTGCTGTAAGGGATTTCCTCGCCCTCACCAACATTTCCGTTCTGTAATGTACCCTCTGCATATTTTGATTTAAGAAGCGCTCCGGGTGTCTTTTTGATTGGGCGCATGATACCAAGGATTTCACGTAAGTGTTCCCAGTTTCTTTCGAATCTGGTAACAAAGTCAATCTCACGTGCCGTTACCTGGATATCATTTGTCATAATAAGATTAGCTTTTGCTGCCATAAAAAATCCTTTCTACCCATAATTGTTAAGGTATTGGGTTAGCGACTACGCTCTGATGCATAGTCGGTTTAAAAAAAATCACTGGAATAACTGGATATTCTGAGCAATTGCAGCCTGTCTCTCGGACGGGTCTTTGATTGCTTCGATATCTTTCTTTGTCATGCTTCCCGGTGCCTGCTGCTGTCCAACATGAGTGGTAAATCTTGCCTGGTTCTTCTGAGCCTGTTGCTGAGATTCATCTACAAAGGCAGATGCGTCAGACTGTTTCATTTGCTCGATTAGGTCATTCAGTCCAAGTATCTTACCATTTTTCAGCTTTAATCCAGCTTCTTTGATGTCTGCCATGACTGACCTTTTTGCAGCCTCACTGGAAAATTTAACATCATCAAGTGCTGTTTTAAGTGCGTCTGAGAAATCGCGGTCATAGATCTTCGCATTGAATTCTTTCTCTGCGTCCTCAGCCTTCTTCTTCCATCCAGCAAGCTCTGTCTGAATGTTCGCCGGGTCGATACCATCAAAGCCTTTTAAGGTTTCTTCTGCTGTCTCAGCACGTTCTTTCCAGTCATCACGTTCTCCCTCGACTTTCGACAGGGTTTTTGCTACTTCTTTGGCATTCTTATAATGCTCAGAAAGTGCTTTCTTTACATCCGCCTGTTTATCCTCCGGGATCTCGATTCCAAATGATTTTAATGTGTCAATAAGTTTCTGCATAATATCCTCCTGGTCGTGTTTATTGACCTGCCGCCGCAGGTAAATGGATTGAGCCAGTTAGACCACTGGCAAGGTAATTGCAGGAGACGGATTTGAACCGCCGTTCTCAAGGGTATGAACCTTGCGAGATTCCGCTTCTCCATCCTGCCATGTACATGTTTGGAAGAACCATTTCAGCACGTTCACTTATTGCCTACTAGAGGAAGTCACTATATCACCGATAAACAGTACACATTCGGAACTCGGTTATACATTCCTTGCACACTGCCCTGTGCTTTTCCTACCACCAAACTTTCAGGCTCCAAACAATCGGAAAGGCAGGAATCGAACCTGCGGCGTCAAGGACTATGCGCCCTCCGCTCTTCCGCCTGAGCTACATTCCGTGCCGCCTTTAACGTCCAGTTGACAGCGCAACTGAGCTGATTTTCGCCAGAAGGCCCTCAGTATGCTTTTTAGGTTCGTCAACCTTTAGGATTTTTACAGCAATAACCTTTTTAGCATCATGATGTTGTGATTCAGCCAAATCATAGACCGCCTGCAAGCAAACAGCATAATTTTAACCGAATCAAAGCGGAACGCCCGGAATCGAACCGGAGACCAGAGCGCGACTCTGTCAGTTTGCCACTAGCGTACATTCCACATAACCCGGATTCCCGGGTTAGCAAGGTATTTAACGTGTCATGCCTGCCACTATCCGACTTTCACGGAAATGTTGATTCATTTATAAGGAGGTGTTACCAGTCAGTCAAGCTGACTAATGAATATGTCGGAAATTGCACCCGCTTTTCAACCTCCAGATTGTGACAGAATCTGTTTCTATTAAGGACATATTCACAGAAGAAATGAGGACGTAAAATGAAAAAGAAAGCAAAAACTTCTAATCAGCAAGCCCTACAAGGTTCACCATGCCTTGCAAGATTATAGTATCATATTCCGTAAAAAAAGTTGTCCCCACATTTAACTAAATCAAAGCATACTTCTTAACTTATCAACGTATCTTTTAACAAGATCACGTTCCTCCCGACACTCTGCGTCCTTGGACATATCGCTCATTTCTGTTGTGAGTTCGTCCAGATGTTCTTCCAGAGCGGCGAGCATCTTTCTTTTGCAGTCCTCAGATTTGCCGGAACGATAGCTCTGTTTCTGTGTCATATAATCGTCATAAGCATCCCGTCCGTCAGAGCGGCTGTAATGTCCTCTGACATAATGCTCGCCACGTCTGGCGTAAGAACTACCTCTGTCGTAATCTGGCATCATTCTGCCGTCATTTGCGCTGTATCTCCCCATACTGTCGCGTTTTCTTCCACGTTCGCTGTAATCGTCATTGTATCCGCTACGCATCTCATCAAGAACAGTGTTGTAATATTCCACTTTTTTGTCCCAGTAATACGTATTCTTGATATCTTTGTACATATCAATCAGTTTGTATGTCATTTCCAGATTTCCAGTAGTCAGTCCACTGTCGGCAATTTTGGACAGTTCGTCTTCAATTCTTGCACATAAGTCTTTAATGTCTCTCATAATCACACCTCCTACGCTTCTCTGGTTACGACAATGTTTGCGTTCGCAACAGAAATTGCCTGATCGCTTGTGTTCTCTACTGCGATATTAACGCAACATCCGCAAGGAACGTCAATATAGATACCTGCGGACACATTATTGTACTGATTTACTGCTGCCGGTGTGGAAATCATCTGTGAAGATAATACGGGTTCGCCAGAGATTGCAATAGCCAGAGAAATAGCTCCGACAGTACCGCCTGTTGGAATTGCGATATTACCGGAGAAATCCACAAAGAATCTCGCTTTACACTGATTAGTCAATCCTCTCAGCGTAATAATCCCGCTTCCTTCCCTGTGCTGAATGCAGTTAGAACCTTTGACTGCTGTGTTTGAAAATACTACGTTTCCATTTGCTGCTACAGTCTGAGCAGCTATATTTGTAAATTCTGCCATAAAAATACTCCTTTCATATCACAAAAGGACAGGTCTCAGCCTGCCCCTCTGTGTAATACGGCATAAGCCGACATAATCATAAAGATTAAGATACTACTTATTTACTTTTTAAATATTCCGGTATATTCATTCTTGGAAGCTGATGTTTCCCTGCGGACTCTTTTCCGAAAAGGCATTCTTCCGGCGTCCATCCCGCCCGATATCTATAACTAAGAACTTCTTTTCCAATACCAAGTTCTTTTGACCACTGCGACAATGTTTGCTTTTTCCCGCCATATTCAATAAACGAATTATTACGCTTATTACTCGCCTGTTCTTCCATCGGTATCCATTTACAATTTGATGGTTCATAATTCCCATTTACGTCTATTCTTTCAAGTGTAAGCCCTTCTGAATATCCGTTTAAATACGCCCATTCTCTAAAGTTCCAAAAATCAAGCCATTCATCACACATTTTTATTCCTCTTCCGCCATAATTTTTATAGCTGGGAGTATTTTTATTGTAACATCTTGATTTTATGGAACTCCACTTTTTATAAAATTTCCCCGTAGATTCTCCGTGGCAAGACCTTGTTTTTTTTGCATAATAGCTTCTAAGACATCCACAAGAAGTACTTGTGCCTCTTTCAAGATTATATTGATAGCATTCAACATATTTTCCACATTCGCAGCGGCAAAGCCATAATGTGTTTCTATTTTTTTTGCCTACTATTTTTATAACCTTTAAATTTCCAAATACCATACCTGTTAAGTCTTTGGCTTTGCGCCTACAGCCGCAACTCGTTGTGTGTCCGTTTCTTAAACTTTTTCCACTTTTCACTACGATTTTCCCGCAATCACATTTACATTTCCAAGAATGATAGCCTTTTTCGCTCTTTCCTGCGTATTCTAACACTGTAAGCATACCAAATTTTTCACCAGATAAATCTTTTATTGCCATGTACCTAACCTCCTTTTTTTATATTGTATCAGAAATTAGGTACATAATCAATTCTAATTTTTCTGTCAGAAAAAATTAACAATTGCAATTTCCATTACATCCACATCCAGAATATGGGTATGGAGCTGGGACTGCGTAGGACGGCACAGGCATAGGACTTATTCTGCGAATCAGTTCTGCCGTCTGCGCTTCCTGATTTGCCGCAATGTAAGCATTCTGCGCAGACTGAGAAGCAGCAAGCTCAAGTTTCTGAACTTTATCTCTTAAATCTGCGTTTTCTTTTGCACACAGGTAATCAAGAACCGCTCTGGTTCCAGCATTCTGATTGTCAATGATATCTCTTGTGTTGCTGTTCATGGTGTTCTGCAATGCACAGGTGTTCTGCGCCATGTTGTAGTTCACGCCCTGGATAGCTTCCCTGGTTTCACAACAGCAGTTTGCAAGCTGTGCCTGAAGTGCATTGGTATTCTGCATATTCGCTACAGTATCAGCATTGATCGCCTGCTGGATGCCGAAGCCAGTCTGCATGATATTGGTGTTGATTCCATTGAATCCGGTAAGCATACCGTTGTTCATGGCATAGAATCCATCACAGAGACCGTTGTTGATTCCGTCAAGTTTGCTGATTACTGCGGAATTGTCGAATCCTCTCTGAATATCTGCCTGAGTAGCTGCTGTGGCTGTATATCCACCGCCGTTGCCGTTATTGCCCCATCCGTTGTTTCCCCATCCGAAGAAAGCAAAAATGAATAAAACAATAATCCACCAGCTACCATCTCCACCAAACATGCCGTCATTATTTCTACCGTTTCCAGTAGCAGCGGCAATATCTGCTAAGCTATAATTTCCATCCATAATATAATCTCCTTTTTGTGTATTTACATCAATCTGGCCAGATTGTAATGTACTATTTCATTCCTTTCAACATGTGCTGGAATTGTCCTGCCATCTGTTGAACTTGATTAAGTTGCTGTTGGGAAATCTTCCCAGACTGTAACATCTTCTCAACTTCCACTTTCGGGTCTCCCTTAAAATTCTGTTTAAACTGCATAAACTGCTGCATCATCTGCATTGGTCCGTTACCCTGTGGCATCCCACCGCCAAGTGCGTTAAATAATGGATTACTCATCTGCATTTCCTCCCTTGATCGCTGATTCCTGTACGGTATTAGTCCTAACAGGTTCAGAAAATGAATTTAATCGGTTTATGATAGCTTCGTATTTGCCCTTTAAATCGTCATATTCCTGTCTGGTGACATATTTACTGTCCATGTTCTGAACAGGCTGTTTAGGCGGCATCTGAGAGCCTATCTCGTTGTATTCAAATGTTCGCAGTGGCTGCGGCATGCCGGATACATCTGTGGATTTTATGTAGAACTTTTCGCTCTCACTGTCCATCAGTAAAACGCTTGTCCCGGGTGCTACCAGATAGGATTTTGCGCCGACTTCGCCAGACACCCACAAAATACCATTGTTATTCTGTTGGGGTTGCTGTACTGGTTGAACTGGCATCTGGACAGGTTGCTGCTGAAATTGATTCATTTGCCCCGGAACGCCAAAACTATATTGATAAGGATTGTTATATAATGCCATCTTATGCACCACCTTTCTGATTATATTTTTGCATAGATGTATCAATCTAAAAAGTTCAAAAAAGTCTCAAAAAAGTATTGTGCAATAACGCACATAGATTTATAATTGAGGAAAAAGGAGGGATTAACATGGCAACAGAAGCACAGAAAAAAGCGGTAAGAAAGTATGAGAACAATAACTATAGACTAAACATTGTCTTTCCAAAAGGAACTAAAGAGAGGATTGAAAAGCTCGACCTCGGCAAGAGTAATAGTGCCTTTATTCGAGATGTTGTTCTGTCAGAACTCAACAGGCTAGAAAAAAAATAAAAATAACGCACATATACGCTTGACATATAACGCACATAGATGTATAATAAAGACAGTTAAAGAAGAACAGTACAGCCCAAGACATGGAGCAGATCAGGAGGAATGAACATGAAAAAAATATATTATCACGAGATTACAATGTCCCAGAGTTACAATGAGGGGACAAAAGAACCGATTTACGAAGTATGCAAAGAACAATTTCAATGTGAATACTCGGAAGAATGGACAGAAGATGATGAAGACCCTATAAAAGATTATGTGGAAAATATGATCGAAAATTCTTCTGACAAGAGTTTTGAAGAAAGCAAGTATTCTTGGGACGAAAACGCAGCTATTAATTTTTCAACAGTTGTATTTTCTGGAGCATACCATATTTTATTTAAAAATAGTGAGCCAATAGAATTGTATTATGTGGATTAAAAAAAGAGGTATAAATTTACCTCTTTTTTGTGTCCTACTAACAATAAACACTTTTCAATTCACACCTAAATAATTTAGGTATATTAAATATAGCATATAAAAAATATATCTGTCAACAAAAATAAAGCCCTAGGAAATTAATCCCGGGCTTTTATCGTATCAGCACACTTTAATTATTTTATTGTTTACCCTCCGGCTCAATCGTTTCGCCGTGGATATGCTCACATTCATCTGTTCAGCACAGTACTCAAGCGTATATTCCTTACACCTCAGCCGGAACAGTTTTTCCTCATCTGGTGTGAAATTGCACTCTACTAAGAATCTGTCTATATCTTTCTTTGTGAACACATATAATTTCATGAGCATACCTCTTATTAATGCAATTAACGCTGATTCTGTGCAAGATAATTTGTAAGCTTCTGTTTTGTTTTTTTTAATTCCTCTACATTGTCGCCGCTGATCTGACTGTCCAGCATGGTTGACAAGACCTCCAAGATAAGGGAATCTCTCTCAGCTATTCTTTTTAACGTTTCAAAATCTCTTTTATCGTGGTCTTCCAGAATTTCCACTCTCTTATTAAGCCGAAATGCCGGAGCAATCCATTTAAAAATAACAGCTGCTGCCCCTCCAACAATTGATACCCCTCCACAAATTGAAAGAAAAAATTGGATAAATTCCTGTATGCTCATTTTTATAAGCTCCTTTCCCAGTAATATACCGGGACCTCATTACCGCTATCCCATGTATCATAATATTTTCCGTCTTGTACCGTCACCACATGGCCATCTATGCAGAGAATGTACGTGCCGGTCGGATGATCTGAACAGAAGTCATTTACTGTATAAATATACCTCTCCGATTGCTCCACTAGCTTTCTATGGAATCCTTGCTTTGCCAGGTATGAACCCCATACAAAATTTGCACTCGGCATATCTGATAAGGCACACGCTTGTACCATCAATCCGATAAACGCCGTTTCCCAGTCAAGGTCTAAAGCCTTACATATTGCCCGGACAGCACAGTCGCCTACGCGCTGTCCTCTTACCGGATTTGGATTGAAATACACCCATCTATCCATAGTTACCTCACTTTGCTCTCATAAATCTTTTTGCCCCGGCATTTGCCCTGGACTGCTGCTTATATCCAAAGTCTGCTACCTTGTTGCGGTAATATTGTGCTGCAAGATTGTTTTTCTCACAGAATTTATTATACTCCTTATTCTGTTCAGTCAACTTAAAAGCCATTCGATCATATTCCGATCTTAGTTTTTCTTTTTCGGATTCTGGTACATCGTCTGAGTTGATTTCTTCGTTTTTTATTATCAGCTGGCGTTTAGTCGCTCTAATAGAACGTTCCATTGCTCGCTGCTTCTGTGTATCTTCATAGATCTTTTTATTCTCTTCAGAATCAATCTTGTGTTCATCCGCCCAGGGATTCCGTAATCCTTTCGCCCATGGTTGGTGACTATGCTTGCAATTCCACCCATGCAGTCCGTGCGGATCCACAACGGTTCCTTGTCCGGTTTTCGGACTTATATCATATCCGGTACTCTCCAAAAGATTAGGATATCCAGGTTCCGATCCAACTATTGAATAAGGTTTTCCCTGCCAGGACGAATGATCTCCGCAAGGTGGCTGTCCTTTCTGTGCTGTTCTGGCTCCAAGATGGGCCGATACAAGGACATAATTTGTCTTCGCCTGCACAATATACTGATTAGTGATCTGCGCCGCTGTCTGGTTCATCGACGTTACCACGCAGCACCTCACAGCTGCTTCAAGGGTTCTTTTTGCGCCGCTTGTTGGATAATCCACCATAATTCCTTTTTTGGCATAATTGTCCAACACATCACAAATTGCATAGGTGTAAGATTGCACACCGGAAGTAACACGAATTTCGGCTTTATCCAGCAGATTAATCAGATCACGCTGAGATTGATTTATGGTAGTCCTACTCAGGTTGCTAAGCTCTCCCAATGTTTTTTTGAATTCTGCATCCATCACCGCTATGACTTCTGGATTCTCCAATGGTGGACTTATACTCTCGTCAATCCCTAAAAGAATATCTTTATCATTATCCCAGGACGTCATCACGGCATTTTGCAGGATTCGTCTAAGCTCTGGCTGTGTCATTTTTGTAAGCTTCTGCAGTTTCTGTTCAATGGCGGACCGGCTTTCTCCCATTTGCGTGAGTTTCCAGATAAGCCGATCAGCTGTGGCAGTCATGCCACCTGTTTGGAGAATACGCCTGGAAATGTCCGTCATTATAAAATCTTCCAATTTCTGATAGATCGAAAGGATCCTTTTTTCTTTTCCGTGGAAATACTCTGGTGGAAGCATTATTTACCACCTGCCGTTTCTTTTACAAGCCGCACCCAATCGGATAGATGTTCCTGCTTAGCACGCTCAAACCAATGGTCGGACGTCCCTGGTGTATGATATTGTAATCTTCTCCCTGTTGGTGATTTTTTAGGTGGAGATGTCCATCCAATAATATTGCCTTGTGCATCCTTGAGCGTAATATTCGGTCCGTATACCTCGCCCGCGTACAGATAATGAGCGTAAGGAGTATTGTATTCAATCTCTCCGCCATCAATTCCCTGCGGATATCTTACGCTACTTCTCAATGCTCCTTGCTGAAAAGGTACATAAGGCTCGCAGTCCGCTACAATCTGCATATTCAGTTTCGTTTGTGCTTCTTTCAAATTGCCATCAATCCGCTTTGTATCGAATTTGATATGTACATTTCCAACATGATTATTGATCTTCATAGGCTATTCATCCCCAAATAATCCGCTTGCTTTGTTTTCCGCATTTGCTTCTTCTGCGAGAGCTTTCGCATCCTCTTCACTGAATCCTTCAAATTTTACCAAGTAGTACCAGAACGGAACTCTTCCGGTGTTTACATAGCCGAGCCAAGTCTGTTTATCTTCTGCAAATGAGTATGTGATGTCTCCGAAATCATAATTAACTTCATAAGCTCCTACCGGTGCAAGTCCGTATAGATCAGCATGGACATTTAACGCATAGATTACTTGATCCAAACAGGATTCCAGCTTATCCCTTACATCCTTGATAAACTGTATTGTCCTCTGCTGTTCTGCTTCTACTCCTGTTGCTGTCTGAATGCCGCTAGATTCGTTGAAAACAAAGTATCCGTTAGAGAATCCAATTTTATATCCTATCTGGCTTAAAAGGGCATTTATGCCAACTATACGGATATCTGTGTTGAGAATCGGATTGATTTCTTGATAGAACTCTTTTTCGTCCTGTCCGAATACATTTTTTACATAATCCGGCAAGCTCATTTCTGAACATCTATGCTCCATTGCCTGTGGTGTCATAGCGGAGACAGGTGAACCACTCGGCATCAACAATCTGTCATCTGCTAGAACAGTCCGCTTAGAATCAAGGATTTCTTTTGCATTTCGGCTGTATGCAATGTCCAGGTCTTTTAATTCTTCTATAGCTTCCGCAAATATCGGAAGTCCCAGTGGCGTGCTAATATCCACATTGTTAGCCTGCGGTGTCCGCAGTACTCCGTACAATGGTCCGTCCAGTTTCTCACCGTTTGCTTTGAGAATCGGCGGTGTATCTGCCATAAGATCAGCCCATTTAGTCTGTTTAAGGTCAATCTTATCACCGATGCTCTGAGGGGATTTCGATACATAAGCCCTGTTTGATACATAGTACGGATAGGTTGTCACTCCGTCCACGGTGGTCTCGACAAATCTATGATATTCGAGCCTTGTGTAGTATTTTCGTCCAACCGTATAAGAGTCCTTGAATATAATCCCTTTAATCTCCTGATTGTCGTAATCCACAATCATCACATCTGCTTGAGTAAATACGTCAAGGCTCTCCCCATTCGGCTTAATGAATACCGTTCCATAAGCACAGCCGTATTCCACCCAGTGCCGGATCTGGAAATACACCTTGTCAATCTGCTCCTGTAGCCACGTAGCCCTTGCAGAACCATCAATCTGAATGCCGATTGCCAATGTTGCGAGCCGTGCTGTTTCTGAGCAGACGGATTTTGCAAAATTAATCGTCTTGATGTTATTCTTATCATCTAACCATTCCGGTACTCCCCTGTATATGTTCGCACACCGGTTAATCAGTGATTCCATCTCCGGGAATTCTGCTGCCTGGATGTTGAAGTCCTCTTCGGCTTGTTTTTTGAATATCATGTTAAACCACCTTTTTAGTGTTGTTATAAGTCCCATTATGCACTGTAACCTCTCCTGTTAAATAACGGCTCATAAGCATACCTAAGTGCCGAGATTGCGTGATCGTTTCCATCAGGATAACCGCTTATTACATTTCCCTCTTTGTCCCGATCATACTCATACTCTGTAATTTCTTTGTATGCATTCGGTGTCCGCTTCGGGTCAATGACTATAGTCTTTGTTTGCAAGAATTTAAAACCATACTCGATACTTCCTGGTCCTTTGATTGCTCCTCTGGCAGGAAGTCCGGCATCCCGGAAGTCATTCACGGACTTAGGTTCCGCAGAATCACATATCATCGTGTAATCGTCATAGCCTTTTTTCTTAATCCAATCAGCAGTCTTGGAG